GCCTGCTCGTCATAAGCTTTTTTTGCATTAGCCTGCCCCGCTTTGGCAGCGGTCAGAACGCGGTTATAGCCTTCCTGCAGCTTCTTAAGTGCTTCCTGTTTCTTGCGGAGCGCCTCCACAGAGTTAGCGTTACCTTTAAGCTCCGCATCGAGCTGTGTTAAATTGGTTTTAAGTAATTTGGCGGACGACTGGGCATTTTTCATGCCTTGGGTAAACTCCCGCTCGCCGTCCAGCGCCAGCACAATGCCGATCTTACTAGCCATGTGTCAGCCTCCAGTTAATATCTATTTACGGCAGATCATCGATTCCGCCGCCATCAGAGGACTTGCCGCCGCTCTTGAGCTTGATGTACTCGTCAAAGAGTGCGAAGTACTTGCGCGGTGTCGTCCTCCAAAACTCATCCTCGCTCATGTGCATCTCCGTCTTGGCGATGATCAGGAGTCTTGCAATGTTGATCCGCTGTGGATCCTCATGCGTGTCGTCCTCATCATCGTCCTTGTCGGGCATGTCCTTGGTGTAGCTTTCAAACAGCGTCCTCATGATCCGCTCGGTGTCCCTGATCGTCAGGACATGCATGATCTGGCTGTATGTCGGCGGAGTGCCGTCATATCCGTTATTGATCAGGTCATTGCGGATCAGTGCCTCGATCATGTGTCCCGCGGTTGCGTAAAACGTGCGGTCAGTGGTCAGCTTGTCAAGGATCTCCGACATCGGAGCGTCAAATAGTGTCTGCAGGTCATCGATAACCGCAAACGTATACAAAAAATGGAACGTGATCCCGCCGATCTCAATCGGGAAACCACGATCCGGTCGTAATGTGGTTGCCATCTCTCCTCCTGTTTCTGGTAACGCAAAAGGGCACAGAGGTTTTGTCCCCTGCGCCCAAGGCGTAATGATATATCGCTGTCCGTCAATGCGGATCAGGTCGTAATTATGACACGCCAGCCTGAGTATTCAGCCAGGTCTTGGCGGCGGCTTCCGTGTCAAACTCGCCTTCCTTTTTCCAGATGCCGTTTGCGTCCGGGATCGCATCGCCCTCGATGGTCAGATGTCCGAAAGTCGTGGACTCCTGTTTTGTGCTGTTCTCATCCGTCGGCTCAGCGAACTGAACCTTAGTGTAGAACTTAGCTCTCCACTTGGATCCGCTCTTGCCGATCGCGCCAACACCGACATACGGGGCTACATCGTTAACATCATAGTCAACCTTGCCCTCTGTTACGGTATGACCGAGCAGGAAGCCGAAGATCTCCAGATCGTCGTTGGTCAGCTCGATGCTAAGCTGTGCGCCGGTGGTCTCGTTAGCTACCTCGACACAGACATCATCACCATAGTCTTTAACGTTGCTGTTGTTCGGCGTGCCATTGAAAGCTGCTACCGGGCTGAGATACTTGCCATCGGTATAGCTGATCGTGATCGCGCCGCCTGTGCCTGCTGTTTCAGTGTATATACCAAATACAGCATATCTAATACCTTTCTTTGCCATAGTAAATGTCCTCCAATAATTATTGTTGGTCAGCGGTCGGGTATCTGTTCCCCCGATCGGTTGTATCAATCACAGTCCATCTCGGACTTGATGATCTGCTCCATGATCTTGATGCTTGCTGGCTCCGCAGAACTTGCACTTGCGGCTCGCCATGGCTTATGTGGCGGCTTGCGGTCATGTCTGCCATATTCCAAGACATTAGCGATCTTGGCGTATGGCACTCCGTAGCGATCATGGCCTGTTACGGTTCCCACGCCGAACACGCCGAAAGCATTCACCTTGGCGCTCTTTTGTGTTACACCTGCAGCGGCTTCGCTCGGATGGATATGACTGCGGATGGAGCTTGTCAGTGTAGGGAGCGCCGCATCCACCGCCTTTTTGGCGATCTCGTCCACTCTGGTCTTGTCGGACAGCCGATCAAACAGCTTGATCAGGTCATCCAGTCCCTCAACCCGTACACCCATCACTCATCCTCCAGTCTGCACACGATGGTCATGTGTGTGTATCCTGTCTGAGTGCCGCCTGCAGTGGATCCCGATTCGGGTTCGTATGTCACATACGGACTCGGCTCGATCAGGAAGCCTGCATCCCGGAGCGCGTCCCGGATCTGGCGGCGCGGCGTGATGTAGTTGGCGGTACCCTTGGCATACCAGTGGATCTGCCAAGAGGTTTCTGCTGTCTGGTCTCTGTCATCGCCGTAGTCCAGATACTCATTTTCCGGGTTAAACACGATGTACACGCTCGGATCCTCGGAGATCGGTTTTTGGATGCTCCATATTTTTCCTCCTACGATCCCGGAGAGTGCAGATATGATCTTTGCGTTGGTCGTCATCTCCGCACCTCCTCAACTGCATGTAAGCTCGATCATGGATCTGTCATTGCGGTATGCCCGGATGATGTCGTAGGTGCATCCGTCATACCTTATCTTTGTGGCGTACGCTCTTTTGCCCGCATCGGTCGTGTGAGCGGTCAGATCGTAATCCTCCTGACGCACTTCAAACACGTACTGTGGGACAATGCCTGAGCGCATCGCCTCGTAAAACTCTGTACGCTTGACGGACTTCTCACGGACATACACAGTTACTGCCTGCTCCGTGTCGACTGGAAATCCGTCTGCATCCTTGCCGTGGATCACATAGATCAGCTCGGCTGTCTCAGAGATCATCCCTCATCACCTGCCTTGTAGCCATAGTCAAGTGCAATGGATGCGGATAACCCTTCATACGCCGTCTGGAAGCGATCCCTTTCGGCTCCGCTGTCATAGCCGTAATTTGCCCGGCAATACAGCCGCACAGCGTGCTTGATCAGCGGATCGGTCGGGTTGATCGTGATGGCTCCCTGTCTGCCGATGTCAGCGAGTGCCGCCTGTATCAGGTCGTACACCTCCGCCTCGGATGTTGCCGTACGGTTGACCCGGAGCGCCATGATCATCTCACCCAGGTAATCATCAGTGATGTTGTACATCCGGGATCACCTCAATTCTGTGCCGCAAGGAATGCTGCAATAAGCTGACTCTTAGTCATTGATGCCGTTAAGCCCTCGATCTCCAACGTCTCGGCAAGCTCAAGGATCTGAGCCTTGGTCAGTGCCTTAAGCTCATCCTCTGAGTACTTACCGTCATCATTGGCATCAGCGTCGGCGAGGGCGATCAGTTTCCCTGTTTCAGCAGAGCGTGGCACTTGGTGGATGTTACACCGCCGTCAACAATCGCATATGCGCAGTAGTCAACAGTACGTGCCTTCACATGCTCTTCCGTCTGGATGGAGATGTCGCGGTTTACATTTGCGATGTAACCAACACCTGCCGCAGAGATCAGTACATCACCTGCCGGGATGGATGCATCCTCTTTGACCGGCATACCGAAGATGCGCATCACGCCGCTTGCGGTCGGATCTGCGATCATGATCGGTCTGTCATCCTGATCGACTACGTTAGCCAGCTCGCCCCAGATCGTAGCGGAGTTTGCATAGACAGCCAGTCCCTGAGATACTTCCACTTTTGCACGTGCCGCCGCAAGGTTTGCGTAGGTCATGGATCCAGCGGTGTAAGTGACTACCTGCGGAGTAGAGGTTTCTGCTTCGAGTGCAGTCACGATACCCATCGGTTCCGGTTTGAAGCTGTCGCCAACACCCGGTTTGCCCTTGCCCTGAGCAACTCCGTATCCAAGAGCCGCACCCATCTTTTCAACCAGTTTGCGCTGGATGAACGGGATAAAGTCAGCAATTGCCATTTCACGCAGTTTCCACGATACGGTGATCGCACGTGCAAGCTCGCATCCGACAAGGTTCAGAGCGCCGAGTGTCTCGGATCCGTCAGCGGTAGCGGTTGCCTCGTCATACCATGCGGCATCAGAGGATGCTGTGCTGAGCGGTACGGTATAGTTGCCTTTGACATAAGTCTTGGTAACATCTGCCCACAGCGGATAAGCCTTAGCGATGCCATCCCAGATGCCCTGTGCAACTGTTTCCGGGATCACTACGCCAGTCGTCAGAGTGGTGAGTGCCGCATTGACTCTCTGCATGCTGAAGCGCTCGTCAGCGGTCAGCTCCTGACCCATCAGTGTCTTTGCCCAAGCGTTTGTGTAGCTGTCGGACTTGCTGTCCTCGGTTGCCGGTGCAAAGCTCATGGTTGCAGTTACGACTCCGCCATCGATCGTGATACCTGTGGAGTTTTCCACATCGTAGACGCGCTGGCTGTCGGACAGGACACGCAGATCAGCGTTGCGCTGTGCGATAGCGTCCCACTTTGCGTCGAGTTCTTCGACTTCGTTCTTCTTAGCGGTGTACTCATCATCGGAGGCACCGCTATCAATGAGTGTCTGCAGCTCATCGATAAGAGCTGCTCTCTGGTCAAGATATTCTGTATGCTTCATCTTGAGTCCTCCATATAATTGTTATTGGTTAGCGGTATGGCGTGTGCCGTACCGGAGTTACCTGTGAGTGAGTGACAGCAGATCGAGTTTCCGCTGCCTGTCTCTCTGTCTGCACTGATCCATCTTTGCGCGGAGCTCTGCGATGTCGATCGGATCGACCGCTGCTACCATCTGCAGCGGCTCCGTCTTTGTCTCCTCGAACATGATCGCATCGACAAGTCCGAGCTCGACCGCTCTTGCGGCGCTTAGCCAGGTCTCCGCCTCCATCAGTGCCAGGGCATCCTCTTCGGTCATGCCGGTCTTGTCCATGTATGCCCGGCAGAGTGCCCGGTCAGCTTCCTGCAGCTCCTCAGCGGCTCGCTCCATGTCGTTGTGGTTGCCTGCAGCGATCGTGCTCACGCAGTGCACCATCAGCTGAGCTGTTGGACTGATCTCCGAGTGTGCAGCCATCGCGATGATGGACGCAGCGGATGCGGCAAGGCCAGTGATCTTGATGTTGACATTGGCTCGTTGATCAAGCTCACGGATCGTTGTGTAAATCTCCGATCCCGAAAAGATCTCGCCGCCGCCGGAGTTGATGTACACATCCACATCGTCTCCGTCCTGCACTCCGTCAATGACCTTGCGCACATCGGACGGCGTGGTGTACTCGATGCCCCAGTAGTCAAGCACATCCCTGTCATCGTTCTGGCTGATCCTGCCCTTGATGTCTATCTTATGCCTCATCTGTCTCACCTCCCTCTATCGGTGCGGTGTCTAGTCGTCTTACGTATACATCGCCGCCGGGGATCGGCGGGAGGTTAAGCACAGCGCGGATCTCGTTGGGGTTCATAATGCCGCGGTCGAGGAACTGCACAAGCTGGAGCTTGGTGCTCATGGATGCACACTGCAGGTTACTCGACTCGTAGATGATCTCGTTTCCGTATGCGATCTCTTTGCGGGTAAACATGCGATAGGTCATCACCTGCCCGAGCTGGATGGCGATCGGTTCGATCTGAGACTCGTAGTACGCGTTCCACTCGTCTTCCGTGTATTTGCTCTGGACGATCGCATCGCTGACGTTAAAGTATGCATAGATCCGTCCGATGAGCTTATCCGTGATCGCCGCGTTGGGCACGTAGTCCTTTGGCTCGATCTGCTTGGCATCCACCTTTGCATCAACGCCTGCCGCGCCGAAACTGTCGGACTCATACGACAGGTAGTTGTCCACAAACTCCTTGGTGTTGCGCTTGATGTCCTCTGGACGCATGGAGCTGGTGAACTTTAACAGCCAGCGGATGGCGTTGGAGTTTTTGATGGCTTTGACGATGCCCTGATCGATGGTGCCCACACACTCCATCAGCTCCGTCAAGGTGTCGATGTTTGTGGATCCGAAGAACTCGTCATCGCAAAAGTCCCTGCGCAGGTGGATGATGTCGGAGTACCAGTAGACAGCCTGCTTGCCGTTGCGGTACTGGAAGCGGATCGCTACCTCACCATGCACCATGATCTTCTCCGCTCCGGTGCAGGGGATCGGGTAGAGCGCTACCGGCTTGCCGCTCGGATCCCGCTCGATCAGTGCAAATGCGTTGTTGTTGAGCAGGAGCTGATACGCCATCTTCTCTTGAAACTGCTGAGCGCTCATGTTCGGATTCGGGTACTTCAGCAGAAACCCCAGATTTGCCTGCGGGTTGATCTTGAGTCCGTCCGCATCCCTTCGCAGATGTTTGCCTACCATCTTACCGACTGCCTGCGCCGCCGGTCGGATGCATGCCCGCACGATGTCGGAGCGGTACACCTTGCCGTCCCATGCGTAGAATACATCTCCGTAGGTGGTCACCATCTGCAGGCGGTTTGCCGCGTTTGGCGGATCGACCGATATGTTGCGCTTTGTGGGAGCTCTCCGAAAAATATCAAAAATGCCCATGTCATAACTCCTATATGATACTTAAGTATTCTTCCTGCTGATTGCGGTAGATCACATACGCATCGATCAGCGCCATCGTCCCGTCGATCCTGCGCCGCACATCCAAACCTTTGACTGGTTGGATATTGCCATTGATATCCGTCCGCACTGCGGTATTAGCCAGGCACCACTTGTCGATCGGGTTATTGTCGTAAACGATGTTATGCGCCGCAAGCTCTGCCCGCAGATCCTTCATCGGCTGTGAGAGTGTCGCCACTCCCTGACGGACAGGGATCATACACTGCGCTCCGAAAGCGTTCTGAAACTCGCGGAGCAGACTGTCATCTATATGCCACGGATCATATCCGATTGCGTAAATGTAGATATCCTCGTCCTCTTGGATCTCGAGGAACCAGTCGAGGATCACTTTCTTGTCGACCTTGAACGTGTCTACCGTCCGCAGAAGTCCCCTCGTCTTCCAGATCTGGTAAGGCACATTGTCACGCCCTTGTCGCTTGCCTGCGTTCTCAAACTCGTCAAGCACTCTCTGTGGGAGCCAGTACATTGACTTCACATAGATCCTCGGATCCAGTGTGCCATCCGGGAGTCTGCGCCTGCAGATCACTTTTGCCGCGTTGAGGTCGACGCTGTCCGCCGCATCCAGTCCGCCGATGCCGTATCGGAAAACTGCATCCTCCGGGATCATCTCCTCGTTGTTCAGCTCTTCCCATGCAAGCCATGCAGATGCCGTATTCTGCTTGAGGTTGAAATCCTTAACGAGTACAGTCGGCTTGAATGTCAGATCATCCTTTGCCTTGCGTACCATCTCCCGGAGGTACTCTCTGGACTTTATCGTATCGAGTCCGGGATTGGCTTTGATAAAGCACTCTTCCTGATCCCACTCGGATATGCTGTCAAGTTCATAAATCAACGGAAGGAAGCGGTCGTTCTGGGCTCTACCTGATATAATATCGGCTGCGTACTGATATTGAGCATCGAAGACCGAGTCACGGATAAAGTTATTCGTAGTAATGCAGAACAGAAACGGTTGCCGCCTCGCTCCCATCGATTGTTTGAGTAAGTCATATATGGATCGATCCTTGATCGCCGCAAGCTCGTCGATGATACAGCAGTGCAGGTCGAGTCCGTCAAGCCTGTTGGTGGCGCTTGCCAAACTGCGGATCGTGCCCATATTCAGCGGACAGTACAGATCGTATGCCCTTTTCTTTATGTGTTTGCTCAGAAGCGGCGACTGCATCACCATCTTAAGAGCTGCGTTGAATGTCAGGTTTGCCTGATCCTTGGCGGTTGCAGCTGTCACGCACTGCGGAGATCCCTCTCCGTCATTGATCAGCATGTCAAGCATGATCGCTGACAACAGTGTGCTTTTGCCGTTCTTTCGTCCGCAGACGATCAGCGCCTCGTTGTATTTCCGCGTGTCGCTGTCATCGACAAAGCCGAAAGCGGTCTGGAGCCATGCGATCTGAAACGGTTCCAGTTTTAGCGGCGTGCCGATCTTGCCTGACGGAGTTTTGCAGAACCGCTGGATGAACTCAACATGTCTGCTCGCAATGTCCAGATCGAAGTGATACGCTCCGGGATTGTACAGATCGTCAAGGATCCGCTCGGCTTCCCGCTTCAGCTTCTCACAGGAGTTGATCCGTCCATCCAATACGGATGTAAAGTATGTTTCGATTACCGGAGGCATCAGATCACCCCCGCTTTAAGAACTCCATCAGCTCGTCACCGGCCTGCTGGCCTTCCTCCTTGAGGATGTCGTTCAGCTTGGCGATCACTGTCGTATAATTCTTGATCAGCGTGTTGTACACATCGCCCTCAGAACTCTTCTTGATCCCGTACTGGTTTGCTCCGTTCTGATAGGTCTCCGTCCATCCCTTTTCTGCAATAATCGCCTGCAGCTTCTCAAGCTCAGACTCCATGAACACGGCTTTGCTCAGCAGTTTCAGCGCAAGCTCTTTCTTCGCCGGTGGTAAACCTTCTATCAGTTGCTTCGTCTTTGTAAATTGGGCTTCAGCCATGCTTCATCTCACCTTCTTCTTGCAGATCCATCCAAATATCCACACCGTCACCGTTTTTCGCTGTCCGTCAAAATTTGGG